ATATTTTCCCAGTAATGAGGCTCAAAAGGATCTTTCCAAGCATTGACTTTTGAAATGAACGGATTAATGGTTAAAGTCGTTCCACTGCAACGGATTCCGTCACCTAATTCTTGATATATAAAGCCACCTTGATTAACACTTATTCCCTGATTAATCACGGAACCACTACTGGTAGCTGATGGAGATGCTATTGTCGTTGAGTTAGCGAAAACAGGCTGGCTAAATGTTATTGAGTAAAGACAGATACAGACTCTACTAAGGATTCTGTAGTAGTAGTTCTGTTTATTGTTGTTATATTTGAGAGTCCGGCATTTTGAAGGCTTTCTGTAAAACTGAAAGCTTGACCGGGGTTTGTCATCTTCCAGTCTGGTTTGTTGGCTGGAGTTACATCTACTGATGTCCATGTGAAGTTAATGTTGTCAACAGTTTGCGGTGTTGTTTGTATTAGTTTAGGTGAGATAACATTTGTATTTACTGGTTCAATATTGTGACCTGAGACAACATATTGTGAGCCAGAAAAGTCAACACTCGTTATAGTTTCCGACACTACAGTTTTAGTTTCTTGTCTGCTGTTTAGAGTACCAGTTGAGAAGGTTGGCACAACGGGAACAGCAGAAACGCTAGTTCCTGCAAAGGATATAAGCAATAATAACTTATATATTTTATTCATTAAATATCATTTAGCAGTAATTTCTGTAACCATTTGAGCCGTCCCGGTAGTTCCAGCCCCTCCCGCCACGGTGGTGGCTTGTCCAGAGCTGAGAACTGTTCCAGCTAAATTTCCGGCAACTCCACCAGATGTGACTACCACATTGCCAAAAGCGGGCATGTCCGCAACAATTCCTCCAGAAACATCAACACCACTTCCTATTGCCACAGGGGCATCCCCACCAATCCATGACTCGCTAAAACTGAAAGCACTGCCTACAGTATTGACCTCCATAACACCCACATCCAAAAGCGCGCTTGCACTTGCTGTCGGAGCTATTAACTTCCCAAAATGCTCTCCTGTAGAAACTTTCATATTGTTTCCTGACACAGAATAAGTTGATGGGATTCTGATGGATTGAACTCCAGCTCCGTCAACTCTCAAGCTTGTGCTGGCTGAGTGTTTAATGCTGATGTCTGCCAAAACTGAATTTGGAGCTGCTAATAAAAGCAAAAGGGGAATAAAGCGTTTCATAAGTAAGCTTTTGAAATCTGGGCTAGTAATCCTAATAATGCCAGAGCAGCACTAACTACTGCGGCAGCTTGGAATACCCTTTTCTCTAAAAGTCTTACTCTATCTTCTAAATCTCCTATTTTCTCTTCTGCTCTTTTGAGCTTCATTTCGGTGCAAACAATACGAGTTTCTTGCCTCGCATCAATAGAAAGATCGCCTGAAAAATCTTCAGCCATTAAGTCAACCTCCTGTAGTTTCTGTTTTTACAACCTCTGCTCCATTGATTTGGATCGGCGTTAAGACTCTAATTGTTTGATAGTTTCCACCTGATTCAGCCATCATTGTTTGCATTTCTTTCTTGGTCATTGGCTTATCTTCTGGAGGAACTTCAAACGTGCCATCACCTTTCTTCTTAGCTGACTTCTCCAGCCCAAAACTAGCTAAACTTGAAGCCAATAAAGATGCTGGAAAAGTTATGTCCTGCTTCTCTCCACTTGTCAGGCCAGGGATCTTAGGCATGTAGTTTAAAGTTACCAGAGCACCGCTCCAAAAAACTACCAAAAGCCTGACTGCAACTGAGATGTATTCAAATTGCTCGTCACGATCAGGAACTTTATCTTTAAGTTTTTCGATTAAATTCTTCTTTTCAGGTTTTTGCTCATCCATAGAAAAACAAGTAAACATGTCTACATTAGACACAAATGGTTAAAAAGTAATGAAATTCCTAAGCCAAGAGCAGAAAGAGATTATTTCTAAAAGTTATGGAATAAGCGTTGAATCTATAAATAAGAGAATTGAATTATGGAGTTTGATCAATGATCCAGATATATCTAAGCCTGATTTAATCGCTGCTCAAAAGGAATGGATTAGGATTCAACAAGGAACATGGCCTAACGTACATGAATGAAATCTATGCGGCCTTGGTCGGCGCAAGCGTCTCGGCTTTCTTGATGGTTTTAAGTAACCGAAGCTCAAAATCAAATAATACCTTCAGAGAGCTATTTCATAGGATGAACGCTGTTGAGAAGGACATTGCAAGGCTTGAAGCTAATAAACCTAGAAATTGGCGTGGACAATGAAAAACCCCTAGCGTCCTCTAAGAGCTAAGGGCATCTCTGACTACATCAAGTCCCACCTCGATGTCTGTAACTTGCTTTTGGTAAATTACAAGAACAAGTCTAGTCGTTTTTAGATATATTTCACCAATGAAAAATTTATTCTTTAGTAGCAACCAAGGTAAACGCTTTACCCTTTGGGTTCTTGCTTCTGCTACCGAACAAAATAACAACAGTCTTAATCAATCAGACGTTGACTTTATAGAAGCTAGACTGTGGCCTAATCGAACGCTGAAACTTCAATGAGTATGTATAAGACCGAATGGTTAGAAGAAGACCGTCAAAGAGTTATGAACATGGAGCGTTGGTATATTCTCGATGGCCGTCATAGACCAGATCATCCTCAACATGGCATCTATACTGGTTTATCGGAAAAAGCAAATGACCTCGATAGCTTTGACGGAATTGTGTAACTGCCCTCATTGCCAAGAATTAAGAAGGCAGCAAGCTAGGCATGGAAAATGGCAAGAATATTTGCTAGACATAAAGAAAAAAGATGGCAAGCGTTCCACCTCCTGAATTTGTAATGCTAATGGAGTTGATTGAAAATATGAAACCAACGCTAGAAGAAGAATTAACGATGGAACGTGAAATAAGACGGCTTCAAGCGTCAGAAGATATTGAAGAGATGAGACGTTACGCAGAAGCCATGACAAGACAAAACCATGAGCAATCCAGATTCATTGCTGGTTGTTTACAAGAGATCCATCTTCTAAAGGCAAAGCTGGCCTGTGCTACTACCGTTGTAAAAAGACCTTGGCTTCATAGAATGTTTGGGCTATGATGGTTATATGCTTATGAACTGTTTAACCTTTTGCGGTTGCACGTCATTGAAGCAGATGCGATTTGTTAACACCAGTTTGCCAGCTCTAAGCCCTTCGAGGAAAGACCTTCGCAAGCTGACAATCGGTCACTTTAAAGCCTCTAGTCCGCTTACTGCTAGAGGTTTTTTAGTTTGTACTTGCTACCATAAAAAAAGACCCACCGTAGGGTCTGCATTGGAAAGAAAAGACCCCTCGTTTGAGGGGCTTTTTTATGTTTAAACTCTAGGAGAAATGGTTCCTCTGCCATCTTCCCATTCTTCTTCAGAATCAGGATTGACTGACCATTGAGAACCCCACATTGCAAAACCTGGAACTTCTTCATAATCAGTCTTAGAACTGTATTTACGAATTGTTGAACCACCAGGCATTTCGGCGGTGTCAGCTTGATCGGTTAACCACTTTGCTGCCTTACGGGCTTCTTCTGGTGTCCAATCAACAATCAAATAACGATCACAATCTTTACCTGATTTCTTTTTCTTGTTTGTAAAAAATTTGAATTTTGCTGTAAAAGCTGAGTCCATGATTAAGTAAGGGGTTGGATGTTGTTTTTTTGTTCCCACTCAATGCAATCATCAAGTCGGTAACGGATGCGAGGGGCATAAGGATTCAATGGTGTTGGCCCTATGTCCTCAAATGGAGGCCCAGTCGCCTCGCCTTTTCTTGTCTTCTTTCTCCATAGCACCAAAGTATGAGAAGAAACGTCATAACGCTTTTCAAGCTGTTTTGCTGTTAGGTATTCAGTCATTTATCTTCCACCTCTAAGATCGCTTGAATAACTTCATTCCTTTGCTCGTCAGTAATTGATCCATCTGCAAAACGATCACTTAAATTTGTCTTTAATCCTGCAAGTTTTTCTTTACCTGGGTTTTTCTTTATAAACGCAAGAAATTGTTTTGTTAAAGACTCACCGTCTCCTTTTGCTTTTGGTGGTTCTGTCTTGATTGCTGGCTTTGCTTTGGGTGTTGATGATTCCTTAGCCCAAGCTTGGTGCTTGTCATACAAAGATAAACCAAACTGATCGCCAAACTGCATAAAAGCCCTTTTCCTTGCGTCTGTTTCTGCTTCCTTTATTGCTGATTCATGCTTGTCTCCGATACCACCCATGCGGCCATGACCTGCACCAACACCTTCTTTTACAACATTGCCCACCGTGATTTTTACTCTGGCTATATATGTTATTGAACTTGAATCTTCGGAAATAAATTTCAAGTCAACTGTTTCACTTGACCAACCTCCAAAACCAAAGATCCTGTTAGCTTCTTTTATAACGTGCCATCCTTCTACATAAGAAAGTTGAAAAGTTTGTTTTTTGTCTCCCCAACGGGTAGAAACATTTGCTTTCTTTATTGGTTCATTTAAAAGCTGAACTTGCTTGTCTGAAAAAGTCATTTTTAATTAGGGGTTGATGGAAATGCCCAACGTGGAAGCGTGAGGCTTTGGACTCCAGATTCACTATGGCTAGGCCAGTGATCTGAAATCTGACATTCTGAAATTTGATCTAATGCTTGTCGCCGTTGTCTATATCCAAGATCAATACTCTGCTCATCTAATTCATACAAACCAACGTCAAACGGCCATTCAGACTGCACGACTAGAAAAATAAATCTTTTTGCTCCTGTAACTTCTAAATAATGAGCAGCTTGAAGATGGTATCCAAAATTAGCAACAGCTTTTGCAAATTCTTTTGGAGCTGCACCAGAGCGACTTGTCTTTAGGTCAACAATTGTATTACCAGTAAACCAATCACTTCTAGCTTTTACATCAAGGCTTGTTAATTCATCAACGCTCCACCATGATTTTTCTGCTACTCCTTTTGCTAATAAATCTGTTGCCTCCTTCTCGTTATACACAGACTCACGCATTGCCATTGCTAACTCCCATTGGTCGCCTGTAACAGCCGTAATACCCTTCTTCTCGGCTTCTGCTGCTTCTTCCTTTCCTTTCTTTGTTGTACGGCTAGAAACAACCGTAAATTGATTTTCTAGGTCGTCAGGTTCAAGGATTGCCGCATGAGTCAAGCTTCCAAGAATTAATGCTGGAGTTGATTTCTTTTCAGGACGGTCAGGATTTAAAAAGCTATTCCAATAAGCTCTTGGGCCATGTTTATCCATGACTTTGATCATTGATGCTGATACTGCAAAATGCTTGTGATATTCAGCATTTGAGATCTGTACGCTGCCTTGTGTCATGCTGCCTCCTTATATAAAGAAGAACCTGGGCCAAAGTTCTGCACAACCTTGGGCCAAGTTCGCATAATTAAAGCCTTATCATCTGGTGTTGCAATCAAAGCTGCTTTAGCTAATTGCTTTAAAAACGGGCTGCTATCAGCACTTTCAATAACAGAATTAAAGGTGTTAAAAACTTCTTGCGAGGTCATTGGAAAAAATAGATACATTAGGTTTGGACGTTGGGCGGCTGTCAGGGGTTGGTGGTCGCCTGACTCCTTATTTTTGTAGCTGCTCACACGCCGCTTGGATGCCAGCGTTGCAATCCGCTTGGGTCATCTTTGTTAATGCTCCACTGGTTGCGTTGAAATAAACAAGGCTGGCAATGATACCGAAAGTAAAAAGTTTCATGGGGGTGGTTGCTTACAATTTAATTATACATCCCTGTACACCCCTGTCAACCTCTATACACCTCTAACAAAAAAGAGGAGGTTAATCCTCCTCATAGTCCTCAAGAAAATCAGTCAAGTTCTCGGTGAGGTTATAAATTTTGATCTCTTCAAGATCTCCGTTGTCGATGATCGCCTTAGCCAATGCCTTAGCGGCGGCGATAGTTGACTCATGCATGGAAAGAAAAATGCGTGAACTTGTTCATTATACACCCCTATACACCCCTGTCTATGTTCACGGGGCAGGAACCAGCATGTGCTGGGCGTGTTCGCTAGAACGTCCGTCTTCCCAACGGACTGTGCAATAAACACAAGGAGTACCTTTTTTATTGTGGAGCACTCTCATTGATAACACTTTCCCAACGAGAGAGCTAATTTTGAGGAAGACTCCCGTGTTTCGTTTTTTGTTTACCCTATCGTGAATTTGATAGCGAAATGTAACGGCCATTGTTTTATAAATAAATAAAAAAACCCCTCGTTAAAAGAGGGGAATTGAGCCGTAATCTTCAAGAACAAACTTTCTCAATTCAGTATTGTTCATTGTCTTTAGCTCGTTTAATCGCTCTTGAGGTTTGCAACCTTCGTAAGCCTTTGGATCATCGTTGAAGCAATCTTGATACCATTCCATGTATTTGTCGATGATGCTTGTTCGTTGATCCTTTGTTAAATAAGCAGAAGTCATTTGCTTGGGGTTGTTTACTTCTCTATTATACACCTCAATACACCCCTGTCCACCCCTGTTACAAATTGGCAATAAAAAGCCCCGACTAGCGGGGCGGTTGGTTAAAAAATTAAGGCCCATGCAGTTGCTAATCCTGCGATGGCAAATAGAACGGTGACTTCCTGTTCTAGATTTTTAACCCTGCGGCTCAAGCCTTCGTTGGTTGCTTCGAGATCTTGATTCTTCGTGAACAAAACGGCTCTTGTCAATTTTGAAGGAATCTTGACGGCTGATGATGTCATATCAAAATGGGGTTGTTGACTTCCTTAGTATAT